GTCAAGGCCAGCATGTGCTGCTGGCGATGGTGTGGATACAGGCATTGCAAATGGATCATCCGCAGCCGCAACTGGCGTTGCCGTCACGCTGGACGTAAAGCCACCAGAGACCGAAGTGAACGGATCATCTGAGCCTTGCATCTCTGCAAGCTCCAAGACCTGCACGGCACGCAGCCTAAGCGACACGCCATTCAGGCTGCCTGTATTGTATGGCACAACAACAACGGCCACGTTGACCTTGCTTCCGCTGGTCAGCATGAAATCATCCGGCAACTTATTGCGCTGGGCATCAACTTGCTTTGGTGGCTGTGTCTTGTCACCGCCGTAGGCACCTTTCAGCTTGCACTTGCCGACGACTTCGCCATCGTCATTGCGTTTGTATGGAAGCATTGTTGGCTTCTCTGGCCATTTGCGCTTTGTATCCAACGCCGCAGCGTTAGAATACGCCTCCATACAGATACGATGCAGCTCCTTTGCCTTCTCATCGGACATTACGAAGCTCATTTCGTATGCTGCGCCGTCATCAAACGCATCGCATTTCACTGACTTGTTCTCGTAAGTGTCGAACTTATAAGTGGAATTTAGACGCGGGTAACGTGCGACGACTTCTGTAATCATGTGTTGCATTTTGCAACTCCTCTCAATGTTGTGCAGCACCCCTGCACTGGGATAGGTTAAAACGCTTCTTCACTGTCCATCCATGCTGGCAAGTGGATCGTGTTTAAGTCAGGCCAATTCGTGACATATTCCTCAGTCTCAATCGCCTGCTTTATGTCAACCAATGCAGAAAGCATACGGTTGTGAGCGTGGCGCAAATACATCTCCGAAAGCTCATGGCACGCAGTGACGTGCGGCGCGTCCTTCTCAATGCAGATGAAGATAAAGTTCTCCACACGAATGCCGTTCAGTTTCAGGACGTGCATGTAAAATGCAGCCTGCAAATCGTAGCCGAACTGACGCACAGAACGCTCAAAGCCTCTGGGTGATGCGTCTTGTGTCGTTTTGATGTCCAGCACAATGCCTGCGTTGCGCAGGAGGCCATCTGGGCGCGTCTTTAGGTCAATGTCAATGTCTGGATCAGTGGCGAAGAATGAAGCCTCGGCCAGCATGTCAGGATTTGTGAGCAAATGGTTCGCCATGCGGTTTTGCAGGCAGGCATCTGCCATTCTGTTTGCCAGATCATAATCGGCCTCGGTGAGCAATATCTTGCCAGCAGCATCGCATTCGGCTTTCATGTCCAGCCATACGTTTCCGCGACGGGTCTCGGGGCCGCGCACAACAAGGTTTTTCTCTGGCTCAAGCAAGTAAGCGTGAACCGCGCTGCCCAATGCAAATGCCGGGCTATCCTTACGCTCGGCGCCAAACAAATGCGCAATGCTCTTGTTTGCTGCGGTCTTGATTGACGTTGAGCCAAACGCATGATGCGCATGATACTCTTCGTTTGACATGTCTTCCGATTTGATAATTGTCATGTTTTCCTCCGTTTCCTCATTGTTCGCATATATGTTTTGCATATGCAATACCTAATTCAGGGGGGGAACTTCTTTTATTTTTTAGAAGTTCTATTTTGTTAAGGGGGTAATGACTTCGTGAAGTTGTTACCCCTTAACGGACAGGCTGGACATGTCCGGGCTTTGTCCGTGTCTGTCTGGATCTCCGCTCAATCTCCTCCTCGATCCCGGCGCCAAGAGCCTTCAAGTGGGTATCGGACGATCCATCAATTATTGACCAGATCAAATTGTTTACCACCATACCCTTTAGCCAGATAATCGGAGACTCGCCTCGATAGATCGTTACTTGACTGTTATATGAGAAATTTCTTGCATCATCATAGAACTCGACACCTTGGCTTGAGTGGGTTCCGTTTATACTAATAGTTTCATGTTCGCAGTTACCCGGACCAATTCCAATCTGCTTGGGGTTCAGAAATATACTCATCACACCACCTCAATAAATGTTTTAGCCGCAGCGGCCCACAATATCATTGTTGGCCGTTGCTGGCCCACACGATTGAACACGTCTGCCTTGGCAATCTTGCCGGAGTTAAAGAGGCGCTGGGCTGCGTTGCCTGCGGTCTTGTGGTCAAGCTCAAAATAATCCGCCAGCTCTGCCGTTGTGTGATACCCGCCTGCAAGAATATAACGCATAATTTCTGCGTCCAACGCTTCATTATTTAATGTTTGCGAATTATCTATGATTGCTTTTTCGCAAACTTCATTGTCGCGCTGCAACTTCACAGCCTGCCACGGCGTGCCTTTGTCCGACTTGTCTTGATAATTAGGCACAAGAACAGCGTTTATTTCATCGCCCGGCGCAAGGTCAAAGCCGTCAGCGATGTGAACCGGGATAAAGACTTGCCCTTGTGTTTCCGTATCGCAGGCAAATGCAAAGCCATGTGCGTGCGCGTTTGTTATGATGATCTTGTTCATTTTGCTTCCTTCAATTTAATGCTGCGGGCAGTCGCCCATAGTTTTTCAAGCGGCAATAGATTTTCCTGATCCATTGCCCAGCCTTTGCCGTGGCCAAGGTCAATCTCGTAAGCCTGATCTAAAAAGTGCGTGCGGGGTATGTAGCCCACAACGTGCATCCGGTCAGGCGCTTGCTGGCACACCAGAATAGAGCAATCAGCCTTGAATGCCTCGCGCTTCTTAAACAGTAGCCGCCCTGTGGTGTAGAACGTGGCCTTCACATCTACAGAAATATTATCCAGCCATACGTCTCGGCCATCATCTACGCCAACGGCGTGGATGTGGTCGAGATCAAACACTTTAGACACAGCAAGCTCTGCCTTTACTCCCAGCAAGTCCAAGTCAGCGTCAGACCTGCCCTTGTCCCGGCGCTGATTAACAACGCCAGATGCTCGGGCCAATTGCCAGCGCATTGCGGCGGCCTGATTGCATTGCGCAACCTCTTTTTGCGTTAGGTGTACGAGCATGGCGTGTCCTATCTAAAATGGCGGTTCTTGATCCGGGTGTGCCGGAACCCAACCCCCGAAAGGCTCCGGCACACTATTGGTTTGAGCTTCCCGCAACGCTACAACGGGGCCGAACATTTGCATCAAAAACGTCGGCAGATGCTCAGACCAAATCACTTGCGAGCCTTCGCGGCAGCTCGCGCAAGAAACTCGTCAGCGGCCTGCGCTGCGCGCTCATCGTCGCGCATGTCATGCTCCAGCATGACGTTTAAAACGCCCTCGCAAATATCAACGCGGGTCTCATGGCCAAGCCCAAACGCCTCAAACATCGTACATATAACAGAGCCTAAATGGCCGTTCTTCATTTTGTCAGGCAAGGCCATCAAAAAATCTTGCGTGGCTTGCGCAATTTGCCCCTCACGTTCAGTCATAACCCTTGCTCCTCTTTTTCCAGCACAATGGAAATAATTGAGCGGTGAATGCCTGTGTCGCCATCCAAATCAAGCCCATCTTTCACAAGCGCATGATGTATTTTGCGCCGGGCAGAAACAGATGCGCGGCTCAATCGTGTTTTCTGTGGGTGTGACCAGCTCCAGAACTGAGCTACACCCATATAATCCGGCGAGCCAATAAACTCGCGGTCAATCTCTGTGAGCTTGCACAAAGCATTGAACGTCACGTCAGGCAATCCAACCTTAATGCTCATCGACTTCGCCCTCCCACACAATGCCATGCTCGGCAAAGCGCTCCATTTGGTATTTGTTTGGCTTGGTATGCAGAAGGCCAGTGATGCGCGGATATATGCCACCAAAATCCTTGGCTTGGCCGTAAGACAAGCGCGGTCCATCGCCAGCATCACCGCGAAGAGCGCCGGCAAGCGCAAGCGATTTCTTGCCAATGTCGCGCTTGTCTTCGTTTTCAGATGTGTTCCAGCTGTATTCTTCGCACAAGAAGTCAGCTGCGCGGCAGAATCCAATCACTTCACTATAGCAAAAGTCCATCAAATAGCTGACATCTTCAGATATGGACATGCTGGTCCAGCGCAAATCTTGCAGGGCTTCAAGCTCATCGCCATCAAGCTCCGCAATAACATCTGCGCGATCAAGAATGATTTGCTTGACGCCTTCCCAAAATTTAACTTGCTCTGCGGATGGTTTGGTTTCGTTTGTCATTTGTTAAACTCCATGTTTGTGTTGTGCCGCCAGTATAAACACGAAAAAAACATATCTGCAAGTATATTTTCCACTGGCTCCCTATATTTTAAACATATATAAAGAAAACAGACACAAGAGGAGTCAAAACCATGTCAGATAAGAAGCGCCTAATCAATTTCGCAGAAGAATATGACCGCATAATCACAGAAGCCGCGCGCAGGTCAGGGCTATCTTTCAGCGCGTTCTGCCGGAGCGCAGCACTAGAAAAGGCGGCAACAATTGTGGATCATGTACAGCAGCCGAGGGCTGATTGATGCTTATCTACGGATGCGACCCGGGGTTTACCGGGGCCGTGGCTTTATACTGGACCGATACGGGCAAGCTGGAAATCCACGACATGCCAACGGTGAAAAACACCAAAGGCAAAACGGTCATAAACTGCCCGGCATTGCTGGACGTGCTACAGAACGAAAGCGGCGAGCGCTGCCTTGCCGTCATCGAGCAAGTGGCCGCAATGCGCGGGCAAGGCGTGTCCAGCATGTTTCGCTTTGGCGAAGGCTATGGGATGCTGCAAATGGGATGCGCTGCAAACAAGCTGCCCGTGCAATTCGTAACGCCTGCAAAATGGAAAGGCTATTTCCGATTGAGCCGGGATAAAGGCGTGTCGCGCGGTCTCGCAATGCAGCGCTTTCCAGATAACGCCAGCGACTTTGGCAGGGCGAAAGATGACGGAAGGGCAGAAGCGGCCTTGCTTTGCCTTTACGCGGCAGAAAATATGGTTTCATAATTGGATCATAATTGCTGAGCCATATAAATAAGGGCTTTAGATGGGTAATTATGATAATTATGATGTGATTATGATCTAATTATTAATTTTGCCCAGCCTCATCATAATATCATAAAATGCCTATAGGCATTATGATTATGATCTGGGGCGAGGATGTAGGTGAGGAATGATATGGCATATGATTGGGTGAAGTGGGTCAATCAAAAGATTAAGAAGGGCGAGGCGATTGTTCGCCCTGTAGGCTATCATAAAGGGGGGGAGCGGTTGCAGGGGTTTAGATCAAGGCTTGACGCCTGCCGGGATTTAGCAGAGCTTGAGGGCTTCGCCAATCGGCGCAGGTTTGATCCAACATTGCCGAGATGGAACGCCAGCGAGCGTGATGCAATCCTGCGGCGCAAGTTTGAGATGGAGAATAAGAAATGAGTGAAGCAAAAAACACAAGGTCGGAAGTGCTGGCGATTGCCGGAGACCTAATCAATGGCGACCGTCAGGCCCATTACGGAACGCCGCAAGAAAACTTCGGGACATGCGCCGACATGTGGACGGCTTACCTTGGCCGGGACATATCACCCGCTGATGTATGTCATATGATGGCGCTGCTAAAGATTGCACGGCTAAAGCGTGGGCCGCATAGGGACAGCTCAATTGACGCCTGCGGTTATATGGCGCTCGGGGCTGAGGTGGCAGAATAGGTCTAGGGCTTGATCTAAGCCCGGTTTGAGGGCTAGAAAGGCTTTGCGGGTACTTCTCCTCCCAATCGCCCGCAAACTAGCTCGGCACGGCCCCAAAACGTGCCGGGCGTCTTTTTTACAGGAGCCGGGTAAATGTCGTTCCAGATTGACTTTCGTATGATGCTCAATTGCGAGGATACGGAGCAGCAGGAGATTGTGACGGGTGAGCTGATCGACCACGTTGAAGATCAATTATCTGCGGGTGTGCCTGTGGAGCGAATGATGCAGGGGCTTGCAGAGGTTATTCTTGAAATGCACGATATGATAAGCCCAGAGGGTGAAACGGTGCATTAAAAAAAAGCCCGGCGCGGTGGCCGGGCGTTTTGATTGGTATTGTGGGGATTATTTCACGCAGGGCGATAATGCGACAGGGAATGTCTCACCAATCTCAAGCATGCAATCTATAGCCGCAATCTTTGCCTCCTCTAGCGTATCAAAACTGGCGTTAGATAGGCTCTTGTGAACGCGGCCAACAAAACTATATCGGCCAGATGGGGTTTTCATTATTGTTGTGGTTTTAAACATTTGTTTACCTCCTTACAGGTTAAGAAATAATACAGCGCCGATGACAAGCCCGGCGCAAACGCCAAGGCTGATCTGGATCAATGCGGCCCTGACTTGCTGGCGAATTGCTTTGCTTTGGCGGCGTGTCATTATGCTGCCTCCTCTTCGCGCTCTTCAAATATCTCCCAAAGGCGAGCGCATATGCGAGCGTTTATCTCGCCATATGCCATGATGCAGGCAATGTCGTCATATGACTTGCCATGTTCGCCGCCGTAGCATTCAGAGAAGAAATCTTCGCCTTGGTCAATGTTGCAGTTTTGGCAAACCGCGTGTGCCTTAGCGTAATAGATGACATATTCGGAGCCGTCAGCGCTTTCATGCGCCCAATCTATAGCCTGCTCAATGTCGCTGGCGTCGCGTGCAATCTCTTCGGCAATGTCGTTGCAGTACTGTGTGATGTCATAATCTTGCATTGTCTTTCTCCTTGTTTGTGTTGTGTCGTTTAAGAATAAACCGCAACGGCTGTTGGCTTATATGTCGCGACCAATTTAAGAAAAGTGCGGCAAGTTTTATCTATGCCGTGCGATTTAATGCCTGATTTAAATTGAGACAGAGTTATGTTGCGCCCATTCTTATTGCAAAGCTGGATGCACTCTTGGCGGCTTGTCTCTTTCTCTCTTATAACTAGCGTGCCTTTATAGTAATCCACTTCAAATAATTCGCTTTCAAAATCCATTGTCTTTCTCCATGTTTGTTTGTGTTGTGCTTACTGTATATGTGAAGCATATGCGCTGCGCAATAGTGACGTAACGTCACAAACTGATTTACCTACCCACAACACACACCTTAACACCGCAGCGCAGAGGCGCGCCCGCGTAGCAGATGTGGCTTAATAGTGTCAAGAATGTGTCAAGAATGTGGCGCAATACAATGCGCGGCACAATGTTTTGCATTGTCTTACATTTGACAAATGCAGTACCGAGCAAAACAATCAGCTGGCGATTGTTCGCCATTGTTCTACATTTGCCAAACTCAGTACCGAGCAAAACATTGCAATCCCGATTGTTTTACTCGGTATGCAATTGTTCTACATTTGGCAAATGTAGTACCGAGCAGAACAATGGCGAACAATGCAATCCCGATTGTTTTACTCGGTATGCAATTGTTCTGCATTTGCTAAATGGCGAACAATGAGATGCAGCGGTATACAATGCCCCCCCCCGGTCAAGCATTTGCCGGGTAGTGTTATTATTATACAATCCACACACACGGGTGCCACCCCCCGTACCCCCTTGCCAATCACATGCCACCCAGCGTAAAATTATAAAAAACTGGAGTTAATCAAATGGCAGGCAAGGCGTTACAAAAGCGAATACTGTCCGATGTCACCAAGCAAGGCGGCGCAGAGTATCTGTTTGAATATTTTTCTTCTGGTGGCACAATGGCGCAACTTGCGACCCATTACGAGTGCAGCAGGGGTTACGTCAGCACGGCACTGCATAAGGTGCCGGAATATACTGCCGTGATAAACAAGGCTCGGCAGGAGGCGGCTGACGCGCTGGTTGAGCAAGGCTTGGAGATGGTTGACGCGCTAGACGGCGGCAGCTCAACGCAGGAGATTGCTGCCACGCGCGAGAAGGTGCAGTGGCGCAAGTTTATGGCTGGCTCGTATAATCAGGAGCGTTACGGCAATCGGCCTCAGACCAATGTTACGATTAGCGTGAGCGACATGCACTTGGACGCGCTGCGCAAGGTTAATGCTGACTTGGCGCAGATTGATGCTGAGGACCGCCAGCGTGAGGCGATGGCTATTGACGCGGATTACGAGGATGTCACCGATGAGCAATGATAATCCGCTTGAAGAGTTTGTGCTGCGTTACCGCGACGACCCTGCGTTGTTTGTGCAGGAGGTTTTGGGCGCTACTCCGCACGATTATCAGGCTGAGTTTCTGCGGGCTGTTGCAGACGGTGAGCGGAAGGTTAGCATTCGCAGTGGCCACGGCACGGGTAAGTCCACGTCGGCTAGTTGGATTATGCTGTGGTTTGTTTTGCTGCGTTTTCCGAATAAGGTTGTTGTGACAGCGCCGACCAGTGGCCAGTTGTTTGATGCTTTGTTTGCGGAGTTGAAGCGTTGGATTAATGAGCTGCCACCTCAGTTGAAGGTTTTGCTTACGGTTAAGTCTGACCGGGTTGAGTTGAACGCGGCTCCTAGCGAGGCTTTTATTTCGGCTAGGACGAGCCGTGCGGAGACGCCTGAAGCGTTGGCTGGGGTTCACTCGGAGAATGTGCTGTTGGTTGTGGACGAGGCTTCTGGTGTGCCTGAGAAGGTGTTTGAGGCTGCTGCTGGCTCGATGTCTGGCCATGCCGCGACTACGATCTTGCTGAGCAACCCGACGCGCTCGTCTGGCACGTTTTACGAAAGCCAGACGCGGATGGCAGACAGCTGGTGGACACGGCGTTGGTCGTGCATAGATAGCCCACTTGTGTCTGACGAGTTTGTTGACGAGATGCGCGCAAGGTATGGCGAGGAGAGCAATGCCTTTCGCATTCGTGTGCTTGGCGAGTTCCCTATGGCGGATGATGACACGATCATTCCGTTTCACTTGGTTGAGAGCGCGATCCATCGTGACGTTGAGGTGACGCCTGACGTTAAGCCTATTTGGGGCTTGGACGTTGCGCGCTTTGGCTCGGACAAGACTGCTTTGTGCAAGCGATATGGTAATGTTGTGACTGAGATTACGTCTTGGCAGGGCTTGGATTTGATGCAGACTGTCGGGCGCGTTATGGCCGAATACGAAGGCTTATCGCCTTCTATGCGGCCCAGCGAGATATTGGTTGACAGTATTGGCGTTGGCGGCGGTGTGGTTGATAGGCTGCGCGAGCTTGGCGCGCCAGTCAGGGGCATTAACGTGGGCGAGGCTCCTGCTATGGGCAAGACGCACATGAATTTGCGCAGCGAGCTTTGGTTTAAGACAAAGGGTTGGCTTGAGGATCGGTCGTGCAAGCTGCCAAAGGACGACCAGCTTCTCGCGGAGTTAACTGCAATACGTTACTCGTTCACATCGTCAGGCAAGATGAAGGCTGAAAGTAAGGATGAGATGCGCAAGCGCGGGCTGAGGTCGCCTGACCTTGCGGATGCGCTCTGTCTAACAATGGCCAGCGACGCTGCGACTGCGTTATCTGGCGCGATGTCAAGTTGGAAGCAATCTATTAAGCGCAATTTGAAGGGTATTGCATGAAGCCAGTTCCGTTCCACAAGTTGTCACCTAAAATGAAAAATATCCGCATGAACCAATGGATCAAGTCGTACATTGGTCGAGGTTTAAGTTTGGAGGATGCTCAGCACGCAGCAAGGTGGCGCGCTGGCCATTGGAAGCTAAATGCGCGTATGGAGAAGGTTCTAGCGGATATTGAAGATGTGTGATATGCAGCCTGCGTGGTATTATTAATTAAACTGTGCTAATGTGCAAAAAAGCTAGAGGATAATGATATGAAACCATGTAAAGGTTGCCCCACCCCCGCAGCGTGTAAACGTGCAGGCAAATGCCTTGCCAAAAAATACGGGAAGTAGATATTTGCTATGGGTGTTTTAGATTTTCTTTCTGATTTGTCAAAGGCTAGTAGAAAAGACGAGCTAGGCCTTGGCGGTATGCGTTCACTTTTAGGCACGCGCGGTGCTGCCCCGGAAGGCAAGCGCGGCGATGAAATGATGAACCGCACGTCCAGCGATAGTTTGCCGGGTTACTTTGATCCAGAGACACGCGAGTATGTTCCGTGGTACGTTGATTTGTTTGACGGCGGTGGCTTGAATAAGTCTGAGGGTTTGCTCAGCGATGCGCAGAAAGTAACTACTGCCGTTGACATGCTTAACACAAATGGCGCTCCTGTTCAGCGTGCAGGTCAGATGGCTCCGGGTTTGGGTAGCCAGCTTTCTGATATGGAAATGGCAAACCGTAATCGCGCTGCACAGATGGCTCCGGGTTTGGGTAGCCAGCTTTCTGACATGGAGCGTATGCAGCGAGCAAACCCACTTGAGCCATTTGGCGGGTCTGGTCCCGCAATACAGGACACTCCAGACACGTCGTATTACACGCCACCTTCGTCTATGCAAATGCCGACTTCCGCTGGTCCGGGTATGCCAAGTTATACGCCGCCTTCATCTATGCAGATGCCGACCCCAGCTCCAGCAGCAAAGCCTAGCGACTCAACACTAAACACTTTGCGTAAAAATGTTTATACTGTTGGGCCAATTGAAGCTATGGTGAACGCTTACAATAATCGGCCCGACATTCCGCTTACCCAGCCATATGCAGGCGGAGACGACACTCCTCGTTTAAGCGAAATGCAAACGTCTATGATGCAGCATCCAGCGTTTCCGCAGTTTGTTGACATTATGAAAAGAATGGGCAACGAGTCTGTGCTGCAAGACCCAAGCCAAGCATCATTCGTATTTAATAATTATCTCAAACAGATAGGTTATTAATAATGGCAATCACAACTTACGCAGAGCTGCAATCAGCCATCACGGATTTTCTTAACCGTGATGACTTGGCTGCTGTTGCGCCGACTTTTATCTCGATGGCCGAGGCCAACTTGGGCCGCGACATACGACACTGGCGTCAGGAGAAGCGCAGCACTGCTGAGATTGACACGCAGTACAGCGCTATTCCGGCAGACTTTTTGGAGGCTGTGCGGTTTTACATTACGAGCGGAGACACTCGCCCGCTTGAGTTAATTTCGCAAGCTGAAATGCTTGACCGGAAATACCACAATCTTAACACCAGCGGCCAGCCTGCGTACTATGCGATTACTGCTGGCGAGATTGAAGTTTACCCTGTGCCGGATGGAACGTACACGGCAGAGCTGTATTACATGGCAAACCTGCCTGCGCTGTCTGACAGCAATACATCAAACTGGTTGTTGCAGTATTATCCTGACGCATACTTGTATGGCTCGCTAATACATTCCGCGCCATACTTGAAGGATGACGCGCGTTTGCAAGTCTGGGCGGCTTTGTATCAAAGCGCAATTGATGGTATAAATGCTGAGAGCGAAAAATCAAAATTTGGCGGATCAGGTCGCCGCATGAAAATAAGGGCGTACTAACATGAGCTTATCCAATACCTTCGAGACGCACACACTAAACTATTTGTTTACGGCTACGTCAGTCACGCGGCCAACTGCTTGGTATGTTGCGTTGTTTACCAGCAATCCAGATGAGGATGCGTCAGGCACGGAAGTATCCGGCGGCGCATATGCTCGGCAGTCTGTTGCGTTTACTGTGTCTGGCAACACTGCGTCAAACTCAGCTGCGATTGAGTTTCCGACTGCAACTGCCCCATATGGCACGGTCACGCACATCGGCGTGTTTGATGCTTCATCTGGCGGTAATTTGATTGCGTATGCTGCGCTGACAACCAGCAAGGCAATTGACACGGGCGACGTGATGCGCATTCCTGCATCTGACCTTGACGTGACTATGGACTAAGCCAATGGCTGACACCACATACAGGACTGGCTTTGGCACTGGTGCATTCGGTGTCAGGGCTTACGGCGTTGATGGTGTTTTAAGAGACGGTGAAGCCATTGTTATTGGCGTCACCTCGACTGCGGCAGCGAATGTTCGCGTCAGGCTTTCTGGGTCTATCATTGCATCCAGCTCCAGCAACACGTCAGACGCCACGAGAGTTCGTGAAGTTAGCGCGTCTGCCTCAGTGTCAGCGAGCAGCACTTCCGCAGCCCAGCGCGTCCGTGAGAGCGCCTCAGAGGTATCTGCAAGTGCTGCGGGTGTTGCATCGGTTGAGCGCGTGCGTGAGCAAAGTGCAGCATCGAGCATTGCCGCGAGCAACACGGCGGCCTGCGAGAGAGTGCGTGAGCAAAGCGCAGCGGCAGCGTCTAGCGCGTCAATAAGCGCAAACGCTGTTACGGTTGTTAGCATTGCCCCGATTATATCTGCCGTTACTACAAATGTTGTAACGGTCAACCGCGTGCAGTTTAGCGGTGCTTTGATTAATGCTGCCAGTAGTATTACTTGTAATGCTATTGAAAAGTGGGAGCCTCTGCCCGGCACGGCTGAAGTGTGGACGGAGGTTGATCCTGCGTCTGAAATATGGCAAGGTGCATCTAACGCAACCGAAAGCTGGTCTGCGGTTTCCCCTGACAATTCAGAATGGACACCAGCCCCGGCTACAGGTGAAACATGGGCAGACGCCGCATAGGAGAGCAAATGCTTACGCAAAGCAGGTTAAAAGAATTACTGGTTTACCATGCTGATACTGGCGTGTTTACTTGGCGTTTTGGCAGACCTAAAGCGAAAGCTGGCTCCGTGGCGGGTTCTGTAACTTGGAAGGGTTACTGGTTAATTGGCGTTGATGGCCGCCGCTACAGAGCGCATCATTTAGCGTGGCTTTACGAGCATGGTTATTTACCATCACATCAAATAGACCACATTAATCACAACAAGCTGGACAACCGCATTGAAAATTTGCGCGAAGTTACAAACTGCCAAAACCATAAAAATATGGGGATACCCTCAAACAACAAGACTGGGTATCGCGGTGTTAGCTTTGCTAAAGACAGAGAAAAATATACCGCCCGCATAAAGGACGGCAAGTCTTACAAGAACTTGGGCTATTTTGAATGCGCAGCAGCGGCGGCTATTGCTTATGCAAAAGCAAAAATTAAACTTGGGTATCACCCAAATCACGGTTTAAAACAGGAGGCATAAATGGCCGATACAACAACAACGACATATGGTCTAACAAAACCTGAAGTCGGAGCCTCAGAAGATTCTTGGGGATTGAAGTTAAACGACAATCTCGATGACATTGATAACCTGCTGGATGGCACAACGCCCATTACTGGCATTGATATTAATTCCGGCACAATTGACGGCGCAATGATTGGCGGTGCAACGCCTGCTGCTGGCACGTTTACAACGCTGACTGCAAACACAAGCCTTGGTGGCACTTTGTCTACGGCTGCGCAGCCAAACGTGACATCTGTTGGCACGCTGACTTCGCTTGATGTTTCGGGCAACGTAACCTTCGGCGACAACGACAAAGCCATTTTCGGCGCTGGGTCTCAGCTAGAAGTTTATTATGATGGTTCTACAAGTATTATTGCCGATGTTGGTTCTGGCAATTTACGGATTAAGGCAAATGACTTTCAGCTTATGGATGCTGCGGGAACAAAAAACATTATTCGTGGATATGATACTACTGGCGCAGTAGGTTTGCATTATGGCGGCTCTGAAAAACTCGCCACCACAGCGGGTGGTGTTTCAGTAACTGGAACTGTTGACACGACAGGGACTATTAGTTCTGGTGGAAATATAGTTACTGGTACGGATACTGGTAAAATCATGGCTGGGGCATCAAATGACCTCCAGATTTATCACGATGGGTCTAATAGCTATGTAAAAGATAGCGGCTCTGGTGACTTGTACTTGCAGGGTACAGCAAACGTGCGCATTACTAATACCAGCGGTCAAAAAATGTTTCTTGGTCAAGATGGTGGTGAGGCGCAGTTGTATTACAGCGGAGTTGAAAAACTCGCCACCACCAGCACAGGCGTAGACATCACGGGTACTTTGACCAGCGATGGGCTGACTGTAGCTGGCAACGTGTCAGTCGATGGCGGCACAATCAAGCTGGACGGGAATTATCCTGTTGGGTCAGGCAACGTGGCGTTGGGTGATGCTGCGCTGGATGATGGTAGTTTGTCTGGTAGTTACAATACTGCTATAGGCTCAAATTCCTTAACGGCTAATACAACTGGCTATAACAATACGGCAAATGGGGCATATGCACTAGGGTTAAACACTACGGGTTCCTTGAATGTTGCTGTCGGTGATAGTGCTTTATACTATAACACAACAGGGGGAACCAATACAGCTTTAGGTCGTCAAGCTCTCTACTCCAACACCACCGCAAGCAACAACACTGCGATTGGCTATCAATCTGGGTATAGTAATACAGCCGCTAACACAACTTTTGTTGGTTACATTGCAGGTCAAAACAATACTACAGGTATTGGTGTTTCTGTTGGCTCTTATTCTTCAAACTCCAACACAACTGGGACAGCATATGTTGCGCTTGGCACTTCTGCCCTAGCATCAAACACTACAGGTGGTTTTAATACGGCTTTGGGTCATGAAAGCCTCTATTCCAACACCACCGCCAGTAACAACACCGCTGTGGGGTATCAGGCTGGGTACTCTACAACAACAGGCAGCTACAGCACTTCTGTTGGTTATCAAGCATACTACTCAAACACCACAGGTCGTAACTCCGCTTTGGGTTACGTCGCATTGCGTTCAAATACAACAGGAACAAACAATACTGCGGTTGGGGATAGTTCTTTATATAATTCAACGACAGGCAACTATAACACAGCAGTTGGACATGAAGCACTCCAAGCAAACACCACCGCATCCTACAACACAGCCGTTGGGTATCAGGCGGCGTACAGTAATACTACTGGGCTGGCTAACTCTGCTTTTGGCACAGGTGCATTGTATGCAAATACAACAGCAATGGATAATACTGCGATAGGTGCATATGCGCTCTATCCAAATACAACTGGTGCATCAAATACCGCAACAGGCTCTGCGGCATTACGACTGAATACTACGGGTTCATACAATACGGCTCACGGTCAGGCTGCACTCTTCAACAACACCACCGCAAGCAACAACACTGCTGTTGGGTATCAGGCGGGGTATAGTAATACGGCAGCGGGTGGTGTTTTTGTTGGTTATCGTTCTGGTTACGGAAACACGACTGGTATTGAAAACACGGCGATAGGCAAAGAAAGCCAGTATGCTACGACAACAGGTCGGGACAACGTGTCGGTAGGTTCGACATCTTTGGCTAACACCACTAGTGGGTCTTATAATACTGCAATTGGCAATTACGCACTCCTCTCCAACACCACCGCCAGCAACAACACGGCTGTTGGGTATCAGTCGCTTTATGATAATACGACTGGGGCGGAAAATACAGCCGTTGGTCGGTTAGCACTGGCAAACAATACCACGGCTAATCACAACACAGCTTTTGGTAGAAACGCTTACCAGACAAATACAACTGGCGCAGAGGGTGTGGCTGTTGGTTCTGGTGCATTAGCTTCAAACACAACGGGAAGTTATAACGTAGCAATCGGACGTGATACCTTAGTATCCAACACCACCGCCTCCAACAACACTGCGGTTGGGTATCAGGCTGGGTATAGTAATACTACTGGTGCTGGTAATGTTGCGGTTGGCAATAGTGCGCTTTTGAATTGCGCTACTGGTACAAACAATACAGCGATTGGTTATCTTGCGGGTCTTGGTTTAACGAGTGGAAGTCAAAACACCTTTATCGGCCCACACGTTGCTGGGGTCGGAGCTGCTGGCTACTCTATGACCACAGGCTCCAAGAACACCATCCTCGGTGGCTACAACGGCAACCAAGGCGGCTTGGACATCCGCACCTCAAGCAACAACATCGTGCTGTCGGATGGGGATGGTGAGCCTAGGATTAGCGTCACTAGTAGTGGTGTAGTCAGAATGTACCAAGCTACTATTAACCCGTCGACATTATATGGCGCACGTTTTGCTCCTCAAGACGCAAATCGGGACACTCTTATTCTAGGAACATCATCAGGTTCTGCTAAGCCTTTGGTTTATTTCTATAACTCGAGTGGTTATGTTGGAAGAATTGAAACAAGTGGCTCTGCTACGTCCTATATTACATCCTCAGACTACCGCCTTAAAGAAAACGTAGTTGAGCTGACAGGCGCAACAGATCGCCTCAAGCAACTCAATCCATCACGCTTCAACTTCATTGCAGACGCAGACACAACTGTTGATGGTTTCTTAGCACACGAAGTGCAAGCTATCGTACCAGAAGCAATCTCAGGTGAAAAAGATGCAGTAGATGCAGACGGAAACCCTGAATACCAAGGCATTGACCAAAGCAAGTTAGTGCCACTCTTGGTCGCTACAATCAAAGAACTAGAGGCACGGATCACTGCACTGGAGGCTAACTGATGGATATGACGCACGATC